GTTGTTGACAAGTTGATAGTTATGGTATAAATATACTACATGAGGGAAATCTCAACGCTCTTTGAAAATTTAGAAAACAAAACAGAAGAAATTCTGTTTTCACATACACACTCGAGCACTCAGTAACGAGAATCACAGCGAAGGGTTAGTAGGTGTGTAGCTGAAAACAGAATTGGTCGGTGGCCCGGATGGTAAGGGGGTGGATTGCAAATCCACAGCACTGAAAAGTAGTGAGTTCGAATCTCACACCGACCTCCATTTTTAATTACGTCGGTGAAGTGTTACGGTAGCACGGCGGTCTCCAAAACCGCAAGCCAGAGTTCGACTCTCTGCACCCTCGCCAAAAAATACTACAAAATGAAAATAGTTGTTGACATTGGTTGATATATAGTGTATATTGATCTCATAGGGAACGAAGAGATAACATCAATCTTCCACTGCTCTTTGAAAATTTAGAAACTAAACAGAAGAAATTCTGTTTTCACATGCGCTGTATAGAACTGCGAGGAAAAAGTAAAACAGTTTAGCTGGTGCTAATGATCCGAGTACGATACAGGAAAGGCTAAGTAGGTTGGTTCAATTCCAACTACAGCGCAGATGAAAACAGAGTTTTGCGGGGTAGAGAAGTGGCATCTCGACTGGCTCATAACCAGTAAATCGGAGGTTCGAGTCCTCCCCACCGCAACCAAAAACAATGTTCCTCGTTAGCTCAGTTGGTAGAGTATCTGACTGTTAATCAGAGTGTCGCTGGTTCGAGCCCAGCACGAGGAGCCAAATATACGGAGAGCTGGGCGAGTGGTTTATGCCTGCAGTCTTGAAAACTGCCGAACGGAAACGTTCCGTGAGTTCGAATCTCACGCTCTCCGCCATAGTTAAAGGATCGGTTCAGCAAACCAAAACGCTAATTATTTTTCATATAGTCTTAGCGGACAAAACGATCCTGTCAATTATAGCGCAGACCTGCTAGTCGGGGTAAAATAGTGAAAGATATAGTCGCCTTTCACAAACATATTCGGGCTGTGTTATGGGTAACGGGTGATCCTTGCAAGATTGCTGTCAATGGGTTCGATTCCCATACGGTCCACCAAATAGGAGAATCATATGTGGATTATAATTGCTACAGTATGTTCAAGCCTTAATGCATCAGATTGTGTTCCAGCAGTTTGGAAAACAGAATCATTTATTACAGAACAACTGTGTATTGATAGATTGCCATACGCGCTGGCTAACTTACCAGATGGTGCTGTATCGTTAAACTGTTTTGAAATTCCTGGTCTATCAAGTATTTAATAAAATAATGCGGGTGTAACTCAGAGGTAGAGTACTTCGTTGCCAACGAAGCTGTCGAGGGTTCGATTCCCTTCGCCCGCTCCAAAATTGGCCTATTTGCCGTCGGGGAAGGCTCCAGACTGTCTATCTGGAAAGACGGGTTCGAGTCCCGTATAGGTCGCCAATATACGTTGAGTACTCCGTGTCGAAATCTCAACATCGAAGTGGAATACGACGTAAAGCCACTTCACCAAACATCTTATGTACCATGCGTACAAAAAGTTTTCAGAGTCGATTGCATAATGTGGGTCGACTCCAGCAATATTCGAATTGGGAGTTAGCCACCCAAGACCAGTGTCAACGATATGCTCACTACAACTTGACACTCTAATAAACTTTTGTATCTGAGACGGCGCCATCGCCGCATAATGATGGTCGGCTTTAGTTGCGTTTGCCTTTAATTAACGCAACAGGCATTGATGTGTGCCTCAAGGCTTGGCCGCCAACATCGAAAATTACGGTCCGTTAGCGCAGCGGTAGAGCAACTCCTTTACACGGAGTAGGTCGTAGGTTTGATCCCTATACGGACTACCATTACTGCCCATGTAGGCCAATTGGTAGAGTCGCTGCGCTTAGAACGCAGATGTTGGGGGTTCGAGTCCCTCCATGGGCACCAAAGTTAACGTGATGTGTAGGATTCAGAGGACTAACGGTATACCGAGTAGCAGTGCACTGTGGAAGGAATATACGTCCGAGGGTATCGCATAACCCATGTATTGCGGTGGCATCACGTTAAGAAATATCACATATAAGAGGAGTGTGTCATGCGCGATCGTGCTTTTCGTCGGTTTCAAGAAATCAAAAAGAAGAAGTGGGTTGTCAGAATCCTTTCACCTTGGCGAAAACTTGATGAATCATCTATCGGTCAGTTAGCCCACACCCCACATAATTGTTCTTGTCATATGTGTGGTAATCCTCGTAAGCATTGGAATGAAAAGACCATGCAAGAAAAACGTATGGATGAATGCTACAAGGATATGATAAGTGAGGTCTAATCCAAATGATTGTGGTAATGCCCTTGTAGGCCAATAGGTAGAGTCACTGGCTTCAAACTCCAGATAGTGCGAGTTCGAGTCTCGCTAAGGGCACCAATACGGATCGTTGGATGAGTGGTTTAAATCAGCGGTTTGCTAAACCGTCGTAGGATGAAAGTTCTACCGTAGGTTCAAATCCTACACGGTCCGCCAATATCTACTCAAAGTTAGATCGTGCATAAGAGTAGATTAGTAGTAACGATCTATACTGTAGTTGGATGTCGGCTACGGAAGAAATCAAATGCTGACTGAGTATCGGGAGGTATAGGGCATCCCAAATTTCGGTTCTAGATCATGAAGGTTATGAAAGCGTCTCTAAAACGCCAAATGTGGGTTCGAGTCCCACTAGAACCACCAACAATGACGAGTGAGGTGAGAACGCCCGCCTCATACACCAGAAATGGTAAAGTAGCGTAAGCGAAGAGATGTAGGAATCTAGTCTGATATGGCTAGTTGAAAACTGGGACCCTACCACTTGTCAATATCTAGTTTAACCCAACATGGAGAACTACAATGAGCTATAACTCGTAGATTACTAAACCGCCCTAAATTGGGCTCATATTATGAAATAACAATGAACCAATTTAGGAGAATAAAATGTCTGTAGAACTTAAAGTAAAATCAAAACATCTATCTGAAGAAGCTCGTATCATCAAGTTTGAAGAACGTAAGCAATTCAAACAGTATCGTTGGGCAGAAGCTCAATACCACGCTACTGGAATGAATGATATGTATCCTCGTTGTAATGATAAAGCATTCAAGACTTACTGCTCGTTAAACCATCACCGTAAATGGGATGTTCGCAATGAGAATCGTGCCACGTTCCTTGCTCGTGCTTATATTGCTGGTGTTCCTTATACATCAGTTGAACAAAAACGAAAGACTGAAAAAGAAAGTGATTTTCAAATCTTAATCCTGCCTCGTGTATGGAATATGGTAGTTAAATATGGTAAGCGCGAAGATGGCGATTGGATTTGGAATCGTGAAAAAGGTAAATATGAAGCAACTGCCGTTTTGAAACAAAAGATTCAGCAGTGGGCAAAATTGCCCGAATAAATAAGATTAGGATGGAATCTTCCGTTTGTATAAATATAAGTGTAGGTCACGATGTTGACGCATCTACCTACTCTAGAATACAAAGGGAGATTCCAGCATGATCTATTTATATATCAAAACACATAACAAAACCGGGTTAAAATATCTCGGAAAAACTTCTTATAATCCTTTTAATTATAAAGGTTCTGGTAAATATTGGAAAAACCATATTGCTAAACATGGATATGATGTAACAACTGAAGTGCTTTTTAAAAGTAAAAATTTAAAAGAAATAAGAGAAAAAGGAATTTATTACTCTACTCTTTATAATATTGTTCATTCTGATGGTTGGGCCAATTTAATTGTTGAATATGGTTCTGGCGGAGATACAAGCAATACAATAGACTATGTAGAAAGAGATAAGAGAAATTTAGAAAAATATGGTGTTTCATGTATGTTTAAATCTCAATCTGTAATTTCTAAAATGAAATCTACTAGATTAGAAAAATATGGCGTTGAATGGGCATCTCAGTCCTCTGAAATACAAGATTTAATAAAAAAGAATAATATAGATAAATATGGTGTTGATAGTCCGAATAAATTAGAATATCGCAAAGAAGAAGTTAAGAATCACAATTTACTATTATCAAATAGAGATGTTGTAAAGAAACTTAGAGATATAAAGAAAACTGTTAAAATATCTGAATTAACAAATGGGTGGTATAAAAAGCCTACAGATTTTCTAGAAGAAATTTATTCACGTTATTGTGAATAAAACATAAGGGATGGATACTGCAATCAAGCATTTGATCACTTGTGATCTTTCATGTAAATGTCTATCTATTACCTTCAATGTGCACACAGACCATCCTGCAATAAACTTGTGAAGCACGAATGTAAGAAGTTAGACTACTAAACATCAAGTAAGTGGCATTTATGTCAGATGTGACAGTCTGGAGAGACAGACACTTAATGCGGGCATAGCTCAGAGGTAGAGCTCCAGTTTTCCAAACTGATTGTCGTGGGTTCGAATCCCATTGCCCGCTCCAAGAATTACGCTAGTGTGGCTCAGCGGCGACAGCACCTCTCTTGTAAGGAGGAATAACACATCGGGGGTTCGAGTCCCTCCACTAGCACCAGAATTCGGTAGGCAGTTGGGTGATACGGTTTTATTGTTCTCAATAAAACGAGGTCGGGTGGTCTCCTCTGGGAAGACCTTAACCTTGGTAACCCGACAACTGAAAAGGGGATGCATACTCGTTCCTACCGAACTTATTTTTCATTATAGGAGTTTCAATGGCATACTGGGGTTATCACGCAATGTTTGATTGCGCTGCTTGTGACAAAGATCTTGTTACCAGCAAAGAAAATGTTTACAATTTTATTAAAGAACTTGTTCCTGCAATCGACATGGTAGCCTTTGGCGAGCCAATGATCGAACACTTCGCTACTCACGCTGCAGACAAAGCCGGTATCAGCTTCTGCCAGATGATTGAGACTAGCAACATCAGCGGTCACCTTGTTGATTCTAACGGTGATGCTTACATTGACATCTTTTCGTGTAAGCCGGTTGACATTGGCATTGCTCAGGATGTCATTGATAAATATTTCAAGCCAAGTAAAGTGCGAGTTAACTTTCTGACTCGATCAGCTGGTTAATCAGTAATAAAAACTAAACTCAAGCGGAGCCTTTGTGCTCCGCTTTTTTTATATCTAGAATCCACTTTTTTTGTTGACATATAAGTATGTAGGTATATAATTAATTATAGGTAATGGAAAGGTATATTACTATGTTTAGTGAAAAACAAATTGAGGATATGGTTAATCTATTGATTGATTTGAGTCCTGAAACAAAAGTATATCTAGGTTGTGATTCGGTACGATATGTACATAAGAATGGTCGACCAATGGCTAGGTATGCTACTGTTGCTATTGTTCATATGAATGGTAAGAATGGTTGTCGGATCTTCTCACATATATCACATGAAGCTAACTATGATCTAAAAGCAAATAGACCTAAGATGAGAATGATGAAAGAAGTACAAAAGGTATGTGAACTATATACTCAATTGGCACCTTTTATTGATGAATTCGAGGTTGAGATCCATTTGGATATTTCAACAGATCCTAAGCATGGTTCTAATTGTGCTGCAAGTGAAGCAGCTGGTTTTGTTCTTGGTATGACAGGGTTAGAACCAAAATTAAAGCCAAGTTCTTTTGCAAGTTCATTTGGTGCAGACCATGTTGCAAATCATCAGGATAAGTATTGATGTCTAAATACTGATTATTATAAATAATAGGAAGGGAGAAATTCATGTCCTATTATTACACATATAGAATAACATGTCATCATCCAGATAGTATTGAAAAATATTATTATGGTTTTAGAAAAAGTAAAACACAACATCCAAACAATGATGTATATTGGAGTAGTTCAAAATATGTTAAAGAAGCAATATTAAAATATGGTATTCAATATTTCTCAAAAAAGATAATTAAAATATTTGATATTGCCGAAGATGCTATAAAACACGAGTCTAAATTGCATGAACGTTTGCAAGTAGACAAACATAAGTTATTTTTTAATAAATGTAAATCTACTGTTTGGGGGTTTAGAACTACTGGATTGATTTTATCAGGTAAAACATATGAAGAAATTCATGGTGATGAAAAAGCCATTTTACTTCGACAACAAAGATCTGATGATTTGAAAAAATATCGAAAAGACAATCCTGAGTCAGTAAAAGGTAAAAACAATCCAAATTACGGTAATAAATGGTCTGAAGAAAAGAAAGAAGATTTTGCATCAAAAAGACAAGGTAAAGATCATCCGGCTTATGGTCTAATTTGGATAAATGATGGAAATAATTCAAAAAAAATATCTAATAGTAATGATATACCAATAGGTTGGTCACGCGGAAGAATTAGAACATGGAAAAATCAATATGGTAAATAATAAAAGTTTTATTATTGCTCATGGCCGAGGCTCATCAAAAATTGAAATGCTGTAGTAATGGTATTATTGTAATGAAAGAAAGTCATCTGAAACATGGTGACTTTCTTTTTCCATATAGTATAGTATACTGTAGTGGTTGTGGCGAAGTAAAAGCGACAACCTTTATCAAGGATGCAATTAAGAGTTGACATTTTAAATTGTTTGTGTTACTATCATAATATATAATATTGGAGAATGTGAAATGGGTTATACGACTGTGGATGTTTATGTAGACTTAAAAGATTTTGATGACCAAGAGTTGATTGACGAACTTGAAGATCGCGGTTGGTTTGTGGGTGAAGAAAAAGGTTGGGAACCAAATGAAGAGTTGACTGATGATGAAATTGAGTATATTGTTTCATTGCTAATCCACGCTATGCCTGGAACATTTGCATATGAAATCTATGAGAAGTTGAGAAAACGATGACACTGACACGACTGATTGGTGACATTCACGGCGCTGTGAATGACTGTAAAGCATATGCTATTGACAAGTTTGATGGTCCAACAATTCAGATTGGAGACTTCGGGATTGGCTTTGGTCAAGGCGAGTATTGGCTAAAGTCTGTGTCTGAGTTTCACAAGTTGGGTGGACATCGGTTCATTCGTGGCAACCACGATCATCCTGCATTGTGCAAAACCATGCCAAGCTGCATTCAAGATGGCACTGTTGAGAACGATGTAATGTTCATTGGTGGTGCGTGGTCAATTGACAATCCCAATGCACCTCATGGTTGGTACCAGCGTACTGAGAACCATGATTGGTGGGCTGATGAACAATGTTCTGATGAAGAGTTTGAACAGATGTTTGATGTCTACAAAACTGTTAAGCCTCGCGTGATGATCACACACGACTGCCCTGCTAAAGTGTCCTATCAGATGTTTTGGGAAAGTGGAATAATCAGAGGCCCTGTGTATCCGAATCGGACGAGTGCTTGGTTTGATAAGTTTATTGAGGCACATCAACCTCAAGAATGGTATTTTGGACACTGGCATCACTCAATGCAATACATGCATGGTTGTACGATGTTCCGGTGTATTGGAATTCTTGATTATGTGGATGTTGAGTTATGAGTGAACATACTTGGGAATACTGTGACCACTGCGAACATGATGTTGTTGTCTGTAAAAAATGTGGTAATAATACCTGTAATGGCGGACACGGCACAGTTGATGGTAAAGAGTGTGATGAATGTGAATCTGCTTATGCACTATATTTCAAAGGTATGAACAATGAGCCTGAAACAAACGATTGAAGAATTTGATCCTGGCCATTTTGGCCGCCGCGCTGAAATCTTAGAAGATGTTAGAAAAAAACTTCGTAGCATGGGCTTTTTCCCTTTACCTTTAACAGAAAATGATATAGATTGTTTTTGGGTGACCTTGGAAACTAATGGCTGGCATAAAGATAGAGCTGTTCACATATCCAGAGACGAGTTAGAGTGGGATGGTCTTATCGAAGTTTTAAAGAAAGTGGCACGATATGAGCCTTGAAGCATTCTTTGATGAACCAACACCAGTTTGGGGAAATCCAGTTGAACATGAGGTTCGGCGCCGGATTAAATTATCCATTGCCGCATATGCTTATGAATATCTTGATGAGTCAATCATGTCAGATGCTGAGTTTGATAAAATTTGTCGTGAGGTCAATTTAAAGATTAACACAGGCAATAAAAAGATGGATAATTATTTCAAGAAGAACTTTGATCCATCTACAGGTCAATGGATCCGTAAGCATCCTGAAATCAAAAAGATTGCCGATCTATATGAAAGGTAT